CAATGATATCAATGACTTAGCAAATCTTTTCTGACTGTTGCAAAAATACAACACCAATTTTTAGGGTCAGTTTTTAGGTTGAATATTTCAGTGTAAGTGTTTGAAATCATTGACTTTTTTTCTTGAGCCGACCAGGGTCTGAATGCAGAAAAATATAGGGCATTTTTCTTAGGTTTTTTTATATTTTTTGTCTCTTTTTGCTTGACAGAGGTAGAAAAAGGCGGTGGACCACAATATCTAGAATGTGTATAAGTGTATTCTAGATTGTAATACCACACCCTAATAAAAAATATCATCAAAATCTAGAAGTTATATTCTACCAATCCAGTGTGTGCAATCATCATGTGGATCATCTATTTGTGAATAATCATAGTCTTTTTCACTATGTCTATTCGAACCAATGCTAGTGTAGTGTAAGGTCTTTGGGTATGATATAACCATAAGCATAAGCCTCTACTCTGAGTTCATGCAGTTGTATCATCTCTTCTATTGTAGGATCTTCTCCTGCTAATGTGTATTTTAGAATTAACATATTTTCAACATCAGTAAGTTCTTGAAAGATCTTTTTTGCTTTGTCATCCATTATAATATTTAAGTCAAAAAGAAAGCCAGCAAGGCACTCACATATCTCACTGACTTTCTATCACAGGAATAAAACTATGTGTCACAAACATAGTTCAGTAAACTTAGCGAGGTTATTGCTTGTGTTTACTAGTTCTATTTATTTTTTATGTTTTTAGCAAGTTCATAGGCTTCTTTAGTCTTACCTGCCAGTAATAGTGCAAGTGCCTTTGCTAGTATTTCTTTATCTGTTGATGTCATGTTATATTCCGCTTAGTGTGTATTTCACTGTTATTTCTCGATAGGGTTTGATCTCTTCAAGTGTTGTTAGTATATACACTGAGCCTGCTTGTTTTGTTTTAATACTGTTGGGTTCTTCACTGTGATTATAGAATGCACCTAAAGGTGTTCTGTGTAGTTGTCCACAACATTCAAAGTGGCTTACACCTATTTCAGTTCCTGCTGGTATATAAGTTGTTGAAAACAGACCCAAGCCATGTATACTGCTGGGTCTAATTGTTACACTATCGGGTAGGGGTTTGTACTTCTTTGCCATTTGCCCATTTGCTCCTTGCTTTGCGATCCCACCATTCAGCTTCAACACCTTCAGTAGTTGTTATTTTGTAACCTGTAAGAGTGTTGCTTAGTCTTTTGATCATGGCTAGTTTCAGGATATCATTTAAGTTTTCTGTCTGTAGTTCTTTTCTATGTCTGTAACCAGTTTCATCATCAAACCAATATACAGTTCCTAGATATATCATCTGTTTTTTCCTTTAGCCTACTTGCTTCGCTAGTAGGAAACTGCGAGATATCTTCAATATCTCTTGTTTATTTTTTGTTACTTCGAAGTTCTATGCTATCTTTTATTTACTGAATCTTCAATCAGCCACAGAATACCTATTACAGGTATTCAAATAAAAAGACATCAGCCTTCTGAATAGTAGGTATTTTTTAGCACTGCTGGGTTATTAGCACTGGACTTTGGACTTGTCCCACCTACAACAATTATATTATACTGCCTCGCGAGTCTGTACCCTAGAGCAGTTTTGTGCCTAACCCTGTGTTATACAGTAACACCACTGTCCTCATGCAAGTTCCGAACAGATGTCTCTTCTGCCCTCAATGCTTTTTGTATGGAGGCTATGTAAACAATATACAACATACACTGTATATTGTCAAGTTTTATTCCCAACTTCTCTTGACAGGTTCAAACAAACTCCGATCTTCAATAGTTGAGGTAATCTTTCTGTGTAAATTTTTTGTTCTTGCTTGCTGTAACCAGGCTTCACACTCTACATATTCTTTAATGATACCGCTTGTAAGTTTTAGCCATTCAAAACTTTCATCAGTGTTTCTTTGCTTTCGCTTTGTTTGTTGCTGTTCAAAGATAGTATCAAAGTCTGTTGTAGTCATATTGTAGTGTGACATCCAGGCCGCAAGGTCATGCATCTTGCCCTGTAGAACTTCTCTTCTACTCTTGCTTATGCGATTATCTGTCATGTATTCAGCACAAGTTTCGATAATCTCCTGTAGGTTTTCACCACTGTCTCGATACTTTCTTAGTGCTGTATCATCATGTGATTCATGCGCCAGATAGTGTTTAATCAGTTTTTTAATATTGGGATTCATGTTAATCTCGCTCCTTTGTAACTCCAATACTATTTACAATATTCAGTAAATAATACCCTATTATAGCATTAAAAAGGGCATTTTGTCAAGAAAAGAAGGACCCTGCTATGGTTCAAAACAGGGTCCTATAGTTGTGTTATAAACTATATATTGATTATTATAAAGCAGGAGGCCAGTAAGATTCTAACATTAATATTTGATTTGGAGTCACACAATTAATTGTTCTAAAGGAGTCCTCTAAATGGCAGTAAAGAGAACAAGCCTCCTGCTTCAATAGTATTTATACCTCTTGTTTTTTTCTGCGCCTGTGATAAGGATCAACACCAAATTCTACATTATATTTTTTCATTAGTTCCTGTGCTCTTTCAAGAAGCGGATCATAACTTGCTTGATCAGGTCTTGTTTCTCTGTGATGTAGTGTATTGTTTGAATATTGTCGATAGGTGCCAGACTTGTGTCTTTGTGTAATCCTTTTCATATCATCCTGTTTAAGTTTACATAAAGGTTCAAGATCATTTCTTCTAAGCCATTTTTGTATGGGCACTACAACATCACTACATAGAATATATTGATTCTCCCAGCGAATTATCACAACATGACTGTGTTTAGGAAAGTCTAGATCGCTAAAAGGTGGTTGATCTTTTAGCACAACAAAAAACTTGAAGTCAGTATACTGGTGATCCACTGCTCTGAGTGCACCTTTTACAAATATTTTTGTTTTTAATTCTGTGTTCAGCACTTTAGAGCCATGAACATTCTTTCTGATCATTTTGATGTCTTTCCTTTACCTGGATACACTTTCAAAAAAAAGGCACTACATATAGTCCTTATATTCTATTTACTGAACCTTAACTGACTATATCCTGTGTCTTATATTTGTATACTAGATGTATATTCTTGAGCAAGAATCTTAATGGTATCATCTTCTGTAAGCACAATTTCCTGGACTCTAAATTTTTTATTTGTGTAACCTACAACAGGATGTGTAACATCAATAATATCACCTGCTTGAACATCAACTGCTGTATGTGCTGATGTAAAACTAATTGTAGTCTGGTTGCGGCTACTGTTCATAATCCAGGTTGCTAGGTTTCCTGCGATTGTTGCATCACTAACAAGGGTTGTGTCCTGTTGTGCTAATAGTGTTGTGCCATTGTCTTCAGTCTTAAAACTACTGTTATCCACAACCTTTAGGTCATCATTAAAGTTTGTTGCTATGTTGTTAAAAGTAAATTCAACTTTGTTAAATTTTGCACTCTTAGGTGTTACACCTATATCAAATGCGCCTATAATGTTTGCTTCTGAAAAACTAAACACTGAACTTTCATTCTGTTGTCTAGCTCTAAACTTGTATTTGCCATTATGATATGTAAGTATACCATTACATGCTGAAAGAATCTCTTCTACATTGTCAAACAGTCTTTGTCCTGTATCTAGGAAGCCATTAATCTTAAATCTGCTTGCCATGTAAGTTCTTGCACTAGCAAAACTTGCTAAATCAATGTCTGCATCAGGAATGCCTTTGCCATAAGTTGTATTTGTCATGTAGTCTAACAAAACATCAGCAGGATTTTGATCAACTGAGGCAGTTGCTGACCCTACAGGATTTGTAGCAGGTCTAATCTTCTTGCCTGTGAATTCTACAAGTATTTCTGGTGCGGCACCATTATAATCATCATCAGTAGGTAATTTCAGTGCCATGTATGCAATGCCGGTAAGTTTTCTATTGCTATCCCAGGTCCCTGAACCGATACTTGCTTGTAGGGTAGGATCTACAGTTTGTGTTGTAGTTCCTGGATAGAAAGCTATGTAATGACTGCCATACTTTGTAGTTTCAAAGTTTGCTAAACTATAGCCATCTGTGCCTACTGTAGTACTAGTTCCTGAACCACCATCTGACTGAGCATGCCAGACTAGTGTGTCACCGAAAAAGACTTTCAAAGGAGCACCTACTTCACCTTCACATAAAATTAGTGCTTGGTTAAGTATGTTGTTACCTGAACCACCGCTTCCATTAGTTGTGTTAATAAAAGCCCTAGTTCCTCCTACTCTCTGCCTTCCATAGACTACTGGGATAGGTTCATTGTTGCCCGATTTGTTAATTAGTATTCCGCTACTAGTAGGAGTTCCGCCTCTTCTACTTTTCTTTTTGCCAAATACTTTGCTTACAATAGCACTAACAATAAATTGAATAATTAGTTTCTTAATAATAGGCGCAATAATAGGTATAAACTGTGGCATTACACAATCCTCCAAATTTCATCAATGACCTGCATCTGTTTATTTAGATCAACTTTTACAAGCCCATGTTCTTCATTCATTGTATAACAGTACCCATGCATTACTATACTACTATGATAAAAACCTGTTTTGTCTTTTTGTAGCAGTATGTCGCCTGTCTGTGCTTTGCCTGTTACTATACTGTAACCTGCCTTTTCTAATTCTTTTTTAATCTTTTTTACTTTTGCGAATCTTAACATTTCTCTTACTGTGCTATATTGCCCTATAACTTCATTTGCTATACCAGGATTTGCAGTTCTATCAACCCAATCAGCAATAAAAGTGTTGCAGTCTGCCTGTCCCCACTGAAAATCTTTGTTTTTATATTCTGCAATGTATTGTCCAAGTTTTAGGCTGGTTTCCATAGGATCTCTTTCTGAACTTCTTCACAGTTGTTAAATCCTGTATCTGATGAATGATAAAACTGTTGGCTATTTTTATTTGTTTTTCTGCCATTTGCTTTGTCCCATGTTGACCAGTGACTTGCTACTTCAATACCTACTGAACAACCGCCACTAGGATCATAATTTAATTGTGCAGTTTCAATGTTGCCCTTAAAAACTTCAATAGTGCCTATTTGTGTTCCTTGATCAAAATAAGTTCTGAAAATTGTTACAGGTCTATCTACATATTGTAAGCCTAACATTGTTTCAATAAAAAATTCACCATCTGTAAATTCTTTAAGGCCATTTACTTGTATTGTAATTTTAGGAACTTCAAAATTCATATTGTTTTCAAGTTCATCAATGCTTAGTAGTGCGCCTGCTGAACTATATGTTTCACTATTATGCGAAATATTGAAAGGAGCATTAGTTACTTTGAAAACTGTGCTTGTTTCAATCTTAACAAGTTCATAATATGTAGTTTGTTTTCTTGCTTTAATTTCTGATAATGTTGTCATTAGTTGAACTCATCTAAGTCAAATTTTACAGTCAAGTAATAATAGTTGTCTGTAGATATTTGATATTCAAAGTTATCTTCACCTAATGTTACAGCAACACTGAATGGATTCTTAAATAACTGTGAGCCGCTGTTTTGTGCTACTGTTAGTGGGTAAGCAAGTCTTACTCTTGTTTCACCATACTCATTAGCATCAGCATCATGAACTACAACATTGTAACTACCATTATTATTACTGGCAAAGATAACAATTTCACCTCTGTTGAATGCTTTTGTTTGATTACTGTCAAAGCCGCCTATTCTAACAACACTATCTCCTACAGCATTTTTCTTTACAAGTTCAAGAGTTGTATCACTACCTGTATTTGTGTAATTTGCATCAAATATAATAGGGTTACCATCACTATTTCTGTTTATAAACATAAATGGTAAATTTTGTCCTTGAACAGCATTTGCTACACCTTGAAATTCAGCAAATTGTTGTGGTGTCATTGGTGGGTAAGTTACTTCTAACTGCCACTTTGTAAATCCTGCTGACCTTGTAAACTTTGTGCCATCTTGTGAAATGTTAGTTGTGCTAGGATGATTTTGAATAATTTTAGCACTAGCTGGTGTAACTGTTCTTGGCCATTCTTTATTAGTGTTAAATGTAGGATCAACCCAGTAATCCTGTGTGTCAAAAACATCTTCTGATTCTGCTGTTGTTGTAGCCCTTGGCGCATAAGTGTCTGCTTTTGATTCAATAATTAGTGCTATGTCATCACCATCAGCATACCTACCTTCAGCATCTACTTCTTCTGTAAGTGTAACACCTGTTAGATAGCCACTTGAATCTGTTGCTACAGTAAACTGAGCCGCTGTTTCACCTGTGCTTGAATAAGTTGAAACACTACCATCACCAGCACCCCAGTATTCTGTTGTTTTTACTTGACCACCTGCTGTTGTTACATTGCTTGTGTTTTGAAATGTGTATTTTTGTGTGCCTGGAAGATACATTGTAACAGTGTCAATTTCATATCTATAGGGCTCACTTGTTGCTGGTGCTATTGAACCTGTTGTTGCCGCTGTTAGGGTTGTTCTAGCAATTTGACCAGCATCAGCAGGTGTAAAGTTTTCTACAAGGTCACCTGTTGTAGCCGCTGATGTTGCATTAGCTACTGTTACACTCATAGTGTTATCATACTGATAATGGAATGGCGCAAAACCAATATGACTTGAAATATTTAAATATGTACCTGTATCAACTGTCGCATGTTTATCTGCGAATGTAGTTTCTGATAAACTTGTTGGTAGATGTTCTGTCCAATGATTTTCATACTTAGAACTAAAGTCCCAACTTGATTGTAATGTTTCATTACCATCTTGTGTAAATGGGTAAGCAGGATGAAATCTTGCGCCTACATCACCAGGATATGCTGTAGCACTAGAAGGTGTCCATGTTGTCGCTTTGTCAGTCAAAGCATATAACCAAATTGATTCAAAATCACCACTAGCACCATCATTTGTCCAGCTAGATGTAGAGCTATTATAGTAATGGAATTGACCAGCAACTGCTTCTCTGTTTCTTATAGCAAGATAATCTGTGCCATTATAATTAACAATTACACCTGGTTTAATTTTCTGAAATACTGGATTAAGTGTTGTGCCACTTGGCGCACCTGACAAAACAGGTCCTACAGCATTTGAATTGCCTGCATTTGTGTCCCATGTGCCATTTTTATGTTGTCCAAATGTATGTTTTAAAAATTTTGGAACAAGTAAAACAGTTTTGCCTGAAGGTACATCTGTTGTAGGTGTTTGATCAAACCAAACATTATCAGTTATATCAAGTGCTACTGATTCAACAGTGTAATCAGGTGTAGAATAATAACCAGCACTAAAAACTGTATCATCCTGAAAGTTCCAACCATTAAGACCTACTGTGTTATAGTAAGGACTATTAGGAACATCACTACCAGCGCCACCTGTGCCTGTGTCTGTATACTGAAATACTTCATAATAACCATTAGGTACTGTTCCTCCACCGAAGGAGATATCTCCTGTGTAAACAAACTGATGCACAAACAAGAACCTTTGATCAATGTCACTACCTGAACCACCTGTAATAGTAGCACAGATTAATGGTTGATTAAGTTCTTTTGTAGTTTTACCTTCAATCCAAGTAGCAAAAGGACTTTTATTATAACCGCCTGAGCCATCACTTGTGTAAGCATAAATTTTCCAGCCATCTAAGAAATTTGTGCCATCACTATCTAAAAGGAAACTAAATGATCCTGATTCATGTGTGCCTGGTGTAGGAATGTTACCATTAAAAGCATCACCTCTTAATATTGAATTGGACTGATATGCTCCGGATAATGTTGTAACTGTCTGCCTACTATGAACACCATCACCATAAAAATCATCTAATGATCCATCAGCATTAACTGCCATATAATACCCACTGTTAAATGCATTTCCTGAGTATGTTACCATACCATAGTAACCATTTGTTCTTAAAATATCTGTTGATGAACCATCTAAGGTTACAGGCAATCTAAATTTTGTAAGATCAAAATTTTCTTTATCAATATGTTTGACTCTTGTAAATCCAAAATTACTTAAATCTACTTTATTTGTCAAACCATGATCTGTAAAAAGATCATAACCAAAAACATAATAGACTTTGTTAGCATCGATAATTTTTTGTCCTAATATACTAAAGTCAGCTCTGAATGTTTGCATTGAGCCAGTATTTAAGAATCCTGGTCCTGTAAAACCTAACCTGTTGCTGTTACTACCTAAACTTTTTAGACCAATTATCGGCATGAAAGTATCTGTAGATTCCATATGATCAGGTCTACCATAGATGCCTAAACTAGTGCCAGTGCCGGCTAGTGTTGGTGCTCCTACAATATCTTCATTAAGTATATTTTGCAGTGTTTTACTATTACCTATTGTAGCATCAGTGCTAATATAAAATAAATTATCACTAATACCAGTAGGAATAAGGTTGTAAGTGCCTCCTGCTGGACCTAATTTTTTATTCTGTCCTGTATTTGTAAATGTAATTGTTTGATTATTGTTGCCTGTTGTGGTTTGAAATCCTGTTAAATCAACAATCCATTTTGCTGATGTATCACCTGTTGTGCCCCACCTGTATTGAAGCGAAGGTACAGCAAGTGTGCCTGTTTGGTTGAATCCTAGCAGATTACTACCACCTGAATCTGTTGATAATTGTAATGTTGTTGATGTTTTATTTTGAACATAATAACTTTGTCCATTATGTATTGTGTAATCATTATTGAAGTTACTTAAATCTACAAGATCACCATTGTTAAATGGATGACTTGAAAATGTTAGTGTAAAAGGATCAAGCAAATTACTGCTAGAAATACTTGCATTTTTAAGGTCATAGAATCTAACATAAGGTCCGCTTGAACTACCTACTTTTAGTTTAAGTGTGCCATTACTAGCATTGCTAACATCACTTGCAAAATAATCTGCATTATCAATATCTGCCCAAGTGCCATTCATACCTGAAATAGTAACTTTCATACCATTTTCAAATTCATGTGCGCCTGATACAGTTACAAGAGCACTTGTAGTATCTACATTTGCGGCTGTAATTGTTTCACTGTCAATTAGTTTCTTAGTTGCTACAACAAGAGGATTGTCATAAAATGTTCTCATGTTTAGTTCAGCATTTGCGCCTGTTAAACTATCAAAATAATTAACAAACTTACTGCTGTTTTCTAGTAGTAATTGTGGTGATGTATTACCGCCATAAGAAATAGGCCAGTTAAACAAATTATTATCTTTTAGGTCCTTAAATCTACCATGCAGTCCTGTATCTGCTAGATATACAGTCCCGCTACCAGTAGGTGTGCCCGATGCTGTGAAACTTTGTCCTACATTATTGTTTGAACTTCCTACAGTAGTATAATCTGTTGTGCCTACTGTTTTAATTACACATTTGTCACCACTTACAATATCTGTTGCATTTATTGTGCCAGCAACATATGTAGGATTTATAAATTTTATTGGTTCACTACCATTGCTAGGATAAGTGAATAAATTTTTCATAGTTGCCATTAGTAAATGCCCTGCCTTCCTCTTCTTGTGTAAGCATTTTGTATAATGCCTTCAATTTGTTTCTTGTTGTCTAACAGAAACTGTGTTCCTGTTTGTGTGTCTATAGCATTAATGTTGAATACAACTTGTGTTGTGCCACCTGCTTGATCCATTGGTGTAATGTTTGCTGGTCCACTAATAAGTTCAGGTCCGCTTTCACCAACAATACCTACTTTGCCTGCACTTAGGTATCCGCCTTGGCTAAAGAAGCCACCGAAAATAGATCCTATGCCTGAGAATATACTGCTGAAGAAGCCACCGCCTCCTCCGCCAAACATGCCACCTATTGAACTAAAGATGCCACTAAATGCACCTGACAAGCCACTGCCTGAACTTAGTGCTTCTGTCAGTATGTTTGTCATTGTTCGCTTGAAGAAACCTTCAAAATCTGACAATGTAATTTTGCCATCATCTAAGGCACTTACAAGTGTATCTGCAAAGTCCTGTATACCATCTGCGGCTTGTGATGTTGCTTCATTTGTTGTTTCAACCATGCCCTGTTGCATTCTTTCGAACTCTCTTAGGACATCTCTGACCATATCAGGAACAATAGACCCGCCAACAACTTTTTCATACATGTCACCGAAAAAGCCTTTAACACTATTAGTCATGTCCTTTGCTTTTGTTGTAACAGCATCGCCCATTGCATCGAATGTGCCAACAACATCATCTTTTAGTGCTTTTGCTTTGTCAAATATTGCTTGTAAACTATCTGCAACACCCTGAAAGAATTCTATAATACTTTTTACAATGCCTACAAGTCCATCGAATGCCGCCTTAAGTCCTGGTAAAGCTGATTCTACAAGAGGTGTAATTGCTGTTGCAATGTGTCCTAATACTTCAAATACTGATTCTAATACAGGAAATACTAGGTCTGTTAGGACTGTGCCTATTAGACTGAACACTGGTTGTAGTGTTTCAAATGCACCCTGCACTTTTTCTATAATTGCAGGCATGTTAGCCATAATATCTTCTGAAAGTTTTACAAGGTGTGGTAGTAAAGGTGTAATAGCATCAGTAAGTAACTGACCCATACCCTCTTTTAATCTACCTATGTTGTCATTGAATACTTCTGCATTTTCTGCGGCATCTAAACTTACAATGTTACTATTTGCTTCAACATCAGCAAGTGTACTTGCTAAACCTTCTGCTGTTGTGTTTAGACTTGCAAACTGTTGTTGAATAACTGGTCCTGCTCGACCACCTACAACTTTTGCAAATTCTTCTGTTGATATCTGACCACTGTTGAGTGCATTGATCATAGCCTCAAGTGCAGATGCACCATCAACCATTTTACCATTTGCATCTAGGATACTATCTCCTAGTTTGTCAGTTATTTCTTTAAAACTTTTACTACCTTCAAGACCTTTTTGTAGTCTGTTTGAAGTTTGTAGCATAGCCCTGTCGAATGTGCCGGCATCAACACCTGCTTCATTCATTGCTTGTTTTAGGACTTGAAAGCCCTGAAATGCATCATTACTAGCCGCCGCACCTGCCATTCTTGCAGATTTTGCAAGAGCATCCATGCTGTCGATTGTTTCTGTAACTTTGCCTATTGTTGCACTTATAGCAAAAGCGCCTGCCGCGGCCGCGAATGCCGCTTTAACTTTTCCTGCAGATATACCTAAGCCAGCTAGGCCTTTGTCAATAGAACTAAATGCGCCTTTAGTATTATCTTGTGCAGTGATGTTAATATTATAGTCAGCCATCTATCTAGTTCTCCCCCGAGTCATCTGCTTTTGCTTCTGCTGTTGGGCTATGTATGCATAATATTTAGCCCACCCTTTTAACTCCAGAGTGGACACATTTTCCATTACCCATTCTACAGTTTGGCCTAATGTTTCAGCCAGTTTGAACAGGAACAGTGTATCTGTGTCCTGAGTTAGTTTCCCAGGTTTGCTTCAGCCTCATCAGTTGCTTTGTTCATAGTTGTTACAATCTTTGTTACAACTTCTGGATCAACTTCATTCATTAAAAAAACAAATTCAGCCTGTTGAAACATTGCTGAGCCATCTTCTTTTTTGGCTCTTACAATTAGTGTTTGCACTAATGCTTCTACTAGCTGACCTTTGTTGTGTAATTCAAAAATCTTTGTTTGTTCTTTCAGTGTCATTATAGGTTTAAAGTAAATTGTTGTGTCCCATTGTGGAACTTCAATTGACTTTAGTCCTACTGCAAGTTGCTCTTTAAAGTGAGTGCTTGCTTTTTGTAATACTGGATTCTTCATTTATTTTTTCCTTGTTCTGTTTAGTGCAGGTTCAACAATACCCCTTGGTGCTTGTCTACTTGTGCCCTCATCTAACACACCTATATAAGGAACATTGTTTTTAGCAATGGGTACAGGTCTACCTGAGCCTGCAACTCCTTTCCTAAATGTGCTTTGCCAACCATTTCTGGCTCTGCCAGTTCTTATGGGGGTGGTTGCTCTTAATTGTACAAGATATTGTTGCACAAATGTAGACAGATCAGTGTCTATCTCAGTTCTTAACTGTTTTATAGTTTGTCCTGATGTTGCCACTGACCTATCCTTTAGTTTTTAAGCCGCCGCATCTGAATCGATGGTTAAGCCGCCTGTCCCTTGAAGTGAAACACTTGCTGTTGCTAGTTCGCCTACAGTTGAGCTGTATTCGATAGCAGTAACAATGCCTGTTCCTGTCATCTTCGCAGGAGTGCCATCATTGTCCCAGTAGAAAGCACAAGATGCCTCTTGTCCAATGGTGAAAGCCTCATCAACTGAAGCATTACTGTCTCCACTAGCAGTCCAAATAACTTCTGCGGAGCCTTCCCATACTTTCAATCCATTACAGAATGTGCGGTATGATGTGCCCATCACAGTTTTATCAAGAACTTCCTGGGTATGTGTAACAGTCCAAGCAGTGATTTCAGCAACAGTGTTGCTTCCAAACTCCATGGCGCCTGTTGTTCCGGTATAGCATGCCATAATATTTTACCCTTCTAAATTATATATTGAAACAATATTCAACAGTGAATATCGCCCTACAACTAGCATAAGGCTCAGTCTCGCCTAGTTCTACTAGTTCAATTCTAGTCAAATTGCAATCCTTTGCATGACCACCTAGAGTTTTGTCTTGTGCAATATGCTCTTCAATGTGATCTACAACTATGTTTCTTTGTCTATCTCTTTCCTTACCTGCTACAACAATTACACAATTAATTTGCATAATGCTTCGCATCAATCTTGTTGCACCCATAGTAAGATTTTCTCTATCTTCATCTACAGTTTCAACATAGACTGCTGGGAAACCTGTTTTAGGTAATTCAGAAATAATTATAGGATCTCTCTGAACAACACCAAGTTTTGTAGTCTTCATGTTCTTCAGTTGCTTAACAAATTCATTAACAACATCTTCTCTAGCCATTAGCGATACAACCTATCCATAGTAAGTCTTTCTACTTCTTCAGAAGAAACACTACCATCATTGTTATGGTCATAATCTACACCAATACCAAATTGCACAGCAAACTCTTCTGCAAATCGCTCTTTATAAAACTCTAATTGATTATAAAAAGGATCTCCTTCAGGTCTAAATGTGCTTAATTTAGGTAGGATGTAAGTATACAATGCTTTATACACTGTTGCTTTTGTCCATTGAGATTCAGTTAATTTTGTTTTGTCAAACTTGGAAGGATCCTCATATCTGTTCCACCAGGTCATTCTAATTTGATTGACAACATCTGTCTCAGCCTTAGCTAAGTCAGGCGACCAATCATCTACTCCCTGATCGAACACTTCAGGAACATATTCATGTATATTTTCATTAACAGCAAATGCCATTTCAATCCTCCAGTTTATTGGAAGAGGACATAAGCCCTCTTCCTAGTAGTCTATTAGACATTTACAAATCTAATTGCTCTGTTTGCATCTAATAGTGCCGCTTTCGCATGTAGCGATGCTACAACATCATTACCAACAGCGGCCGCTCTTCGAGCAACCTCAATGTCAACATTCTTTTGCATTGCAATTCTCATTGCATCTGCACCGAACATGTAACCTGCTGTTGTGCTTGTTGTGATGTGGTGTGACATGAATACTTGCACACCAGCGATTGTGCCTAGGTTACCTGAGCGAAGAGCTTGTGATTGGAATTCACCACCTGCATAAGCGGCTGTACCAATGTTCTTCATTAGGTTGTAACCTTCTGTTGTAGAAAGCACTGCATAAAGTGGACCCATTTCACCATTGCCTCTGATTACAGCGGCGCCATCCATGATGTCATCAACTGTTAAAGGAACAGAGTCGAATGATGAGTCACCAGCACTGTCAAGTGCGGCATATACAGTTGTGTCGAACTTCTCTGCAACTGCTTTACCTAATGCTGTTCCGATTGCTGTTGGGTCAATTGCACCCAAGTCGCGAACAACAGAGCGAACTGCAAAAAGATCACATACAATGTCATTCTTTGTTACTGTTGCTAGTTCTGATTCTAAATCAGCATTTGTTTCTGAAGAAATCTGATCAACTGTCACTGCGGATGAAGTTGCGATTTCTGGAACCCTTGCAATACCATTTGGTGCTTGCACAATAGGAATAATTTCACCACCTAAAAACATAGATGATTCTGAAGCTTCATAAATCGCGGCGGCTAGGGCTGGTTGCACTAGGCCATCGCTGTTAATGGAACTATGATAATTTTCATTAGCCATAATATTTTACCCTTTGGTTAAGTTTAAACTAATCCTTTCTGCCTTTTCTCTTTATAGATTTTTCGGTGTTCAGGATTGTTCATATCTAATGTTGAAAGATCAAACTTAGTGTCAGATCTTGGTGCAGTATTTGATTCAGAGCCCGCACCGCTTGGCCCTGCAACTCTAAAATAAGAGTTATTTGTTAGAAACTCTTCTACAAGAGCACTAACAGTCATGCTGTCGCCTGTGTCAGTAAATCTTGCATTGCCTTCTGCATCAACTACAGTAACAGTGCCATCATCTGACATTTTGACATTAGACCTTAACAGTTTAGACACATGTTCCGGATTTACTGCCTTCGCACTACTTGATGCACTAATAAGGGCGCCATCAATCTTGATTGATTCTAGTTCGCCTCTTAGTTGTTGCACTTCTTGAGCACTTTTCTGTTTGGTCTTCTGCAGGACTTTATCAAACTCCTGCCTCTTTATAAGTTGCTCTTCCTCAAGTCCTTGTTTAAGTTGTTTTAGTTCTGCATACTCATTCAAGTCTACATCCTGAAACTTCTTAGTGGCTTGAGACAGCCTCTTTTGCAAAATGTTATCAAGTTCCTCTTGACTAAACATTTTTTCCTTAACCTGGGTATCATTTGGTCCACTATCAACAGTCCCAGTGTCTGTTTCAGTGTTTTCAACCATGGTGTTTTCTGTTTCCATGTCAACAATCTCCTTTGTTAGTGTAGGGGGGTATCTAACCTACTATTATTTAGTTGCTATTTCTAGCCCTATTAATGTCTTCCTGACTTATTTCAGGATGTAACTGTAGTATTTCAACATCACTATAGTTGCCTGCAATCATTTCTCGAATGTGATCAGCTCTAGTTTCTGCACTTGTTGTAGGATGTGTCATAGGCACAGGTCCTGCATCAGGTGCTACTGGTGTTGTTATACTGTCAGTAACTTGTTTTAGTGTCTCTTCATTATCAATAAGCAATTCTGCAACTTTAACATTCATTTCTTCAACAAACTTAGGATCGCTTACAGTTGTTAGTGCTTTGCGATACAGTTCTAAGTCTGAATGTTCATCTCTGATATCAAATGTTTGTGCATAGTGTATTGAAAAGTCTTCAGGCATATCTAGTTCCTGCCATACCATAAAGAGGTTCCAAATTTTTTGTTCTGTCTCTTCTAGTCCTTGACTTATTTGTGCAAGTTTAGTGTTTAACAGTTGTCTTTCTGTAGCAAGAGCAACACCTGACATAGGTGATCCTCTCATAATTTGAACAGCACTTGTATGTGTCATTCTGTGTATTGAATGTACAATTTTGTCAATAGCATCAAGGATCCCATCAATTGAACTACCACTAGGCTGAAGTAAATATGGCTTCAATCCAGGTTCCATGTCCTCTTGTACTTCAATAATTGCACCTGCGCCTGCACTTGCTCTTGTGCTTGGTGTTTTAACTAGGCTGGGGTGTCCGCTAATTCTAATATTTTGCTCTAGTTCACTTAGTAAGTTATAGATATACTTTTGTGAATATGCAACATCGCCAACTACACTATAACCTATACCTTTTTGTGGTGCAGGTAGTGGTGCATAGTTAATGAATGGAACAATACCCAAAGGATTTACAAATTCTTCAGTGCTTACAATATGTGAAGCATCTCCTAAGTCATTTGTTTGAACAATAGATTTTACAATCCTGTCAGGATACCATTCTGTTACACTACTTTGATTATTTGATTCAGATTCTAAAACTTTTACATAAGACAGTTGATGTGTTCCATTAACTGATCTTTTGTATTCCCAATCTAAAACATTTTGTGGTGTATATGCACAAACATAAGGCTTTATACCTAATGCTTCTGCTTCAGCGGCACTTGACACCGCATAATTTGGCTTATCTACTAATAGCCATACAGACCCTAGCACTAGTGCCATGTCATTTATGCTTTTCATAAATGAATCTAGCCCCATGCCATTCTGATCTGTGTTTTTCATAAATTGTTGTACACTAGGATTTGAATAAAGTTGTCCTAATGTTCTTTTAGGTAAGTTTCGAAAAATGAAACTGCTGTAGATGTCTACAGTTGTTTTCACATGATTATCTAATGGTGTGGCTCCAATTCTTTTGCCATAACTATCTCCAGGTGTGTTGTCTTCACCGAGATACTTAATTAGATATTCACCCTTTTGGTATAACTTACCACCAACATAACTTCTGTAAAAGAAATCTGCTTCTTTTGCAGTTTGCTGATACATTGGATGTGTGTTTAATAAATCTTCAGCCTTCATGATGTTATTCCTAGGTAATTATCATATATATTTATACTTAATAATGAGCAAACAACTCCGGTCCTTTGCTGTGTTGAACTGGCCTTCTAATAGGCATAAGTCCCCAAACAAGGTATCCTAAAGCATCAGGCATATGATCAAGTCCTGCTGATTTGTCAGGCGCTCTAGTTCCTTCTTTGTATACCTGCTTGTCCAGGCATTTGATTAGACTTTTGCATTTGGGTTGCACTGTCAATCTAGTCTCTCCAACTTTGTTATAAAATGCAGTATTCACACTAGCAATTCTATCAATTACAGGAGGATTCACTCTCGCACTTTTCACAACAAAGTTGTATTGTCTTAAAATGTTGTGATCAGTGTTTATTGCACTTGTCTTTGAGTTTGCACCCGAAGCATCTGGATATGCAATTATTCTGTTTTTAGGATATCTCCTACTAAGTTCTTCACACATCTCATATGTGTTTGAATTTCTTATTTCTATTTCATCAATGACATGCATTGTTAAGCCATCCCAATTGGCTACAACCGCACTCATTGGTTGTGTGTTAAAGTCGATGCCTACATGTAAGACATCTCGCTTGTCTAACTGTGGTTCAAGTTCTTTAACATTTCTATCTCTTTCAAAACTGTAGTATACAACACCAGAGAAGTTTACAAATGAAGCTAGAAACTCCTGTTCAAATGTTCTAGGATCCATTTCAGCTTTTGCAGATTCAACTTCTTCTTCAGGCACATTGCCTCCTTCAATAGTTGTAAACTGAAAGCCCTCCCAGTTCTGTTGTGCCGGTGCGCCTGCCCACAAATCATAAAACCAATTATAACCTTTGGGTGTGGAAATGAATAAAGCATGTCCTTGCCTGTCAGCAAGAGCAGGTCTTAACACCTCGCTCCAACAAGCGACATCAATGTCACTACATTCATCCATTACAAGATAATCTATACTGATACCTCTTAAACTTTCATAGTTGTCTGCACTTCTTAATGCGATAGTACTTCCATTCTTAAGTTTGACAGTAAGTTCAGTAGCATTTACTTTCTTTATCCATCTAACCTGTGTTAGTTTATTGACAAGTTCATCCCATATAATAGTTTTTGCTTGTCTGTAAGTTGGTGCAACATAATAGACTTTTTTGCCGGGTTGACTTGCAAACCTGCACATCTCTCTAATGCTTAACCAACTTTTGCCCCATCGGCGGCCTGCACAGACTACCTTGAAGCGATTGTTGTCATCAGCCACCATTTGCTGAGTGGGGGTTAGTGGCATTTTTATCCTCTTCTTCTAGGTCCTCCAGGTATTTCTCCTGCGGCCCTCATTTTCCTTATCTTATCCTCTGCCCAGGGCAATCCACTTGGCCCGCCCCAGCCAAGATATGCATAGTAGCCTTTGCCTTTTTCCTTGCCAGCACCTACATATCTTTCATAGTTTGATTTTGCTCTTGTTAAAAAAGCAAACATTCTTAAAATGATGTCAGGAGAAAGTTCTTCTCCTCTTGCAATCTGGCCTGCTCTTCTTCTACCTGTAGGAGTGCCCCACCTTTGTGAAGGAGGAACACTCTTATTAAAATCGATAGCCCTTTGTGCATCTGACATCATCATTTTATTGGGCTTGTAAGGCATTAGTCAGTCTCTAATAGTATTTGAAAGTCTGCACTTACTACTGCATCTGTTGAACCAATCTTCTTGGCTCTGAATTCCATTCTACCGCCACCTGGGATAGGAAATGGATTCGGTAACTGATACACATTAGAACTTCCTGCTGTTACAACCACTGTAAGTTTTTGTAAGTAAGGAACACCGGCTGGATTTGGTGTTACCCAAATTGAAACTAGTGCTGGCTCTGTTGAACTTACCATAAAACTAGTAAGATAACCTACATGTCCTGTTGGAACTGCAAAGTCTGCTTTTTGTGCTTGGTTTTCACCAGCAACAATTTCTGCAAGAAGTGTAGAACCATCATTTGCAAAGCAAGAAATCTTACCTGCATTGACACCGCCTGATCCGGCTTTCTGTACTCTAATACTGTTTACATACTTAAAGGAACCTGTTGTTGTAACAACACCTGTGCCATTTAAGTTAATATCTTCTGTTGTTAGAAGATCATTATCATCAATGCCTTCAAGTCTTACTCTGCGAGCACCTGTGCCGCCTGAGTTTGTGTCATTAGCATCTGCTGAACTAAATTTTAACTGTTCTGCACTGGATAACTTATTCATAATGCCACCCTGTGTGCATACTGTTTCATGTGAAGACCCAACTGCTGAGTTGAGTCCTGATCTACCTTTCAGAGCTAGATCATTAAATCTACCTGCGGATACTGCAAGACCTGCTGGCATTGCGGTAACCTTTTGTCCTACTGGAACACTCATATCTTCTCTCCTTTTTGCCTTGCCCTAGAGAGATGTGCAAGGTCTTGTTGTATTAGGACAGGCACCTCTGTGCTATGTCCTTTGAATCTAGGATGACTGTATAACCATTCTTCTGCTGGCCTAGCAGACATCATCCTATCTGCAATTTTGTTTAGTAATCTACTGCTTGCATGTTTGTGAACATACACTATAGCCAGATTATCTTCCAAGTCTCTCGGTTTACCCTTCCAAACTTGTATATCGATTTTGCCTTTATTGTAAGCAGGTGCTGACCATGGACAGACATCTCGGATACTAGAAAAATATCCTTGCCAATCAACATGATTAGCCTCTTCTTCCGCCTTTTTTCTTGTCATTCTTTTTACCGCCTCTTTTTGAAGCCATGTTATCCCCCTTTCAGCATACCTAATATGCCACTTGCTACTAATAAGCCTAATACCCACCAAATGCGAGCATCAATCTTCTCAACCTTCTTGTGTAGGCTTGCCACATCCTTCTCAAGGTGATGCAAATGATTGTCCTTAATAGTAGTAATGTCCTTTTCGAGAACCTTTAACATCATTGTGTTCTCTGATACTTGTTCTTCTAATTTTTTACTCATATTAATCAACCCATGGTAGTGGCAGATCCTCTTCACCATTGTTAGGATCATCTTTCTGACCAAGAACATTCTTGCCCAACCAGATTAACATAACAGGATTGCCTTCTAATGCTTTTCTGTATTGTGCTTTTCTTAGTCTCATTCTACCTGCATTGGAACCTCTGTCCATTACATGTTGATAATTGTTTCTTAAGGTGAATGCACTTACACCCATTATATAACTCATTTCTTTAACAGTACAATGACACTCTGCTAGTTTGAACAATAGATCTTCATCCAGTTCAATCTTCTTTCTGCCTCTAGTCTCCTCAGGATTTTTTTCCTTTACTTCAGGAGCAAACTCAGCAGGTTGTTGTGCAGTTTCTGTTAGTTGCTCATTGAACTTTTGTTCTTCAATATACTTTGAATCTGTTGCCTGTATGTCTATGCCTAAAAGTTGTGCCTCTGTTTCTTCTACATCTGCTACATGAGCAAACTGCATTGTATCTTTTTTCTCTGTCATTGTTTTGTTCTAGTGCTTGGTCACTATGCTCCTTAATGTAGGTTTACCCAAGATCCGCCTGCATAGGCTTGTATTTTACTATCAGTGGTATTGTAGATTAAATCTCCATTAGCCGCTGTTAGTGCATTTCTTTGTGTTGTTGTTAGGTTTGCAAGTCCAATAGGCTTTGATTCTACCTTTGCTCTATGTCCATCAACTAAAAATCTATTTTGCACTGTCTGATCATGTTCCTGTGATACTAATTCTATCTGATTGTCTGTTTCTGTATTGCCATAATGAAATTTAATTTGGCCAATTCTCCTAGGTGAACTGGCACCGCCTATTGCATCATTTGTAATGTCACCAGTAAAAGTTATTTCTGCACCATCAGTCATTGAACTTGAACCGAAGTCTGCCATACCTGTTAACATATTGTGTGCTGTAGTAGTTGTGCCATCCATGCTTACAGTTGTTCTGTTTGAATTGGGCATAACATCAGCATCTGAAACAGTAAGGTTAATTCTTCCTGTCATTTGCAATTCAGCAAGGTTGTTGCTGGTTGTAAAGTTTGCATTCTTTTTAAATCTTACAAGTTCAACTGGTTGAGCACTATTGGAATCATCATGTTCAAATATCTGAAAGAACTTGTCATTGACACCTGTGCCTGTTCTTCTACTCACAACACTGTGATTGTGAAAGGTGCTTGAACCATCTGCACTCTTAAACTTAATGTTAGTTTGTCTGCTTGATGTGTTGTGCTTCTTTGTTACTACTAGGACATCTGCGGCATTGGCTACATTGCCTGCTGAGCCAGTATAGTCTCCCAGTATACTTACAACATCACCAGTGCCTGCAGGACCAGTTGTTGTTATTGTGCCTGTATGTGAAATGTCACCAGTGCCAGTTATGTCTTTTGAATTTAAATCTAAGTTGCCACCTAACTGCGGTGTTGTATCTTCTACAACATTTGCAATACCTGTATCTGTGTCATCACCTATTTCAAACTGATTACTTGTGCCATTAAAGATTAAAATTTTACCATTAGCGGCACCACTTGTGTTTACATCTGAAAGATCATTAATCGACTTTGAACTTAAACTGACTTCTCCACTAACATCTCCACCTGTAGGAAAGTTACTTGTTGAATTACCATTAACTCTAATAACAGCCATTATGCCTCGCTTATTGTAATCTGATCTGTGTCTTTAAAATGTGTAATGTTATAGACTACAGGTGTAGGCACAGTAATTTCTGTATACTGGCCATTTGAATGTTCAGCCGCTGTGTTTTGTGAACTAGCATCTGAATATTCTATATCATGTGTGTATGTTCTAGCCATTAGTCTATACTTGGCTCCATAGTTAGATAGCCTCGAATCAGTGTTTGCTTGTTTGTTCCTGAGCCATCATCTGCTTTTAGGTCATAACTCCAAGTACCGGGTGTCATACTACCAGTAATTGTGTCTGACATAGCCATTGTAAACTCCCCATGGCTTGCATTTGTTTTTGTAATTGTAAAACTAACAGATCCTGTTGTTTTAGTGTGATGTTGTTTTGCTTTTGCTGTGAATGTGTAATTTGTTATATCTGTGTTACCAGTTCCATCCTTAAGTTTGAACTTTCGCTCAAAATCAGCACCAACATTAGCATTCATATTGAATTGTGCCGCATGTGCCATTAACTACCTCCTAAAAATGGTGTTGCTAGTGTTGTCATTACAAAATGAACTAGCTGATAGCCCCATGTAAGCAACAGATATAAAAAGCATAACTGCACTAGGGCTGTAACACTTTTTAGTAGCGGTAAGTATTCTTTTTTCATAGTAAGTCTCCTTGTTCCTTATATTTAGTATAGGAAAAAGCCCAGCACAAGGAGGCACCGGGCTAGAAGAACTCCCCCCAGCCCTTCATGCATGTATTTAACAAGGCTGTAGGCCTTAGAAATTTTTTTTGTAGCTTGACATCTGCACCCTAAATCTATATTGTATAACTGTAAACAACTATAGGAGATACACAATGAGCATGAGTCTAGAAGCATACAGAACAATGCTGGTAAATGCTGTGAAGTGTGGTGCAATCAGTGCTAAACAGGCAAGTAAACTTTTCAATACCTTTTTATCACAAAGGTTGACAAAGTGATAAACTGTGTTATACTGTGAAGATATAGTGAAGGCCACAGTTCACTTGTAGAATTACTAAAGGTTGCGAGTGCAATCATTGTGGTTATTTCCTCGAAAGTGGGGGTCTAGTTTTGCTAAAAGGACTAGCCCCCCTTTTTGGTAGAAAAATTTGAGCGGTGTGTATGTCGCAGGATCGGCCGGCCATTTCTGGGCCTGAATCGAATTTCAATTTTCAAATCATTCTAAAATATTTTCCG